CACGGGGTCTCTTCTCTCCCTCACGGGAGATGGGAAGGTCTTAGATGGAGCTCCCAACCCGGGGCTCCATCCCGACTAAGACCTTAGCCGTATGCCGTAGGGGGTTTGGCAACCCCTCCTTTGGTAAAGGATTTACTATGGCATTTAAGCATCGCTACTATCAGCAGTTATCGCTCCCCACCGAGTGGGGTTACCGAGCAGTGATGTTCGATAAAGATAGCTATTGGTATACACAACCGAAACCGTATCGGTCTCCGTTATGGTTTTACTGCGATGTGAGGCAAGTCGTTGCCGATTCTGCCTTCCCCAGTAATGGGGTTGACATGGTCCCCGCGTTTCAAGACTGGTGCGGCACATATTCCTACAACAAGGCTTATAATAGCTTGAAGGGGAAGATGGGCGATCAGTCTACGTGGGGCGTTAACGTTCTCGAACGTCAACGTACTATCGGCATGATTGTTCAGCGTGTAACGCAGATTACCAAGTTTGCGCGAAAGTTGAACCGCTTTGACTTCTGGGGCGCAGCTAAGGAGCTTGGTTTATCCAAGCCCCCCAATAACGTCGCCAGGAGGCGGGCAAAATCCTTTGGAAATGCCTTCCTCGAGTACCACTTCGGGTGGGAACCTCTAGTCAAAGATATAGGCGCTGCCGTCGACACTCTCCAGCATGACTTCGATTCCAAAAGAATCGTCGGAACTGGTCAGTATGCGATTAAGATCCCGTATAACAGCGGGTCCGGCACCGGCCGCTATTCGCAGATGGTCGAGTTCATCGACTACTGCAAAATAGGGGCAAAGATGAGGGTTACCAACCCTGATCTCTTCCTAGCCAATCAGATGGGCTTCGTTAACCCACTGAGTGTTGCTTGGGAGTTAGTACCTTTCTCCTTCGTGGTAGATTGGTTTGTTAATGTCGGAGACGTCTTGTCTTCGTTCAGCGACTTCGCGGGGGTCACCCTTGAGGGTGCCTACGTGACTCACTTCCAGACGACATCCAACGCTGAATTTTGGGGTACTGGTAGATACCAGCACTCCAAAGGGGCGTATACGCGGCGTACGGTCGGATCCATCCCTGGTCCAACTTTATCGCTGAAGCCCATAACGGGCTTATCCGCGGTGCGGGGGGCAACTGCCATCTCGCTCCTTCTCCAGGCCTTAAAAACCTGATTACCCAGCTCGTAAGCCAGATAACCTGGTCTCTGCGGGCGAATCCGGAGTCATCCTATGCCAACCATGGCAAACATCACCATTAAGAAGAACGACGGTACCACGGACGTGACCTACACGGCTGTCGTTGCCAGCGGCGGGGACAAAAGCCCCGCCATCTGGCGCAACAACTCGGCGACGGGTACTCCCGGTCAACGACCCGAGCTCCGCATCACCTCCCGTGCAAACGGGGATGGTACGGCGCGTCGAGTCGACGGGAACTACACGTATCCGAGCGTGTATACAGACACGACCACGAGCACGACGAAGGTCGCAGCCCGCGCCAACTTCCAGTTTTCCGCAGTGATGCCGGGCGAAATGCCCGACGCCGATGCGGAGGAATTTGGCGCCCAGATCGGCAACTTGATTGCTGCCGCTCTGGTTGAAGAGGCTCTGACCGTCGGCTACGCGCCGGCCTGATGTCCGGTCCGTACTGACTACTCGCTTCTGCGAGAGAAAGGTGTTCAATGTCTAGCTTCCTTCCACATGCTGTGGAGAAAGCGATCCTTCGTCTCTACGAGGATCTCGCCACCCCTACCTCTTTAAAGTGTTTTATGCTTTATAAGTCGGGGGAGTGGGATCAACTCTCAGCCATGAGGGTTGATCCGAAACACTACCTTGATTCCGAGAGCTACTGGCGTGA